ATAGCACAGGGTGATCCATGATGCCTGTTAGTGATACGCCTAGTAGTGCCTCTTCTTCGGTGTTGTCTTTCCAGACCTTACGTAGGTACCTAAAGTCTGTCAGCGTAGCCTGAAGAGATCCAAGGATAGTCGCAATACGTATTTTTCGTTTGAGATCCTTAAGACTATCGGTTGGCCGTACAACAACTTCCGATAAGTTGCAGAACTGATAAGGACGGAGGATAATTTCTGAGCAAGGGTTGGTCCCAAAGTCCCAGTCAACATCTCTTCGACCGTTCTTTGCAGCCTGCTTTTTACTGGCGACTCGGCTGAACATACCTCGTTCTCCTGAGTACGACTCATATAGGCTTTTCCACTCTTCTAAAAACGCTGGGAAGTCTGGCTTTTCTGTGTAACAAGCAGAGTTGTTAGCTAGACCACGTTGAGGATTATCTACCCACCACTGTCCTGTCTTTGCTCGACGGATTCTGTCGTCGGTAAGGTTACTAAGACTGATGAGTGCGCTTCTTCGGACTCCTCCGACGACAACGATCTGTGCAATCTTACAACAGATATCGTGACATTCGATGGAACTAAGCTTTCGTCCAGAAGCTCCCCGAAAGACTTCAACGGTGAATCGGAACAAATCTTCAAGAGGTTCTGGCCCAGACGCACGACCTCCGAAAGTTTTGAGGGGTGCACCAGAAGGTCGAACTCCGCTTGTATCCCACTTTGGGACTTGACCTGAATAGAGCATGGCAATAAGTTCTCGGTATGCTTTTGCCCATCCAATTTTACTGTCTGCAACGTGAATAACACTTTCTGTGTCATGTAATTTCTCTGCTACGTCTGGTAGTTTGCTTATGTACTGCCGTTCTACTGAGAAGCCTACGCCTGTACCGCACATGAGTACGTACATCATCTCATCAAAAGCCTTAGGGTGATCGATAGGTAGGTAGCTACAGTTAAAGCCAGCTACGTTGTCTCGGTCTAAGGCCTCACCTGCGGTCATTAAAGCTCGCATGGATGGCATTACTTCTAGCCCTATGATTGCCTCTGTGACGTCCTTAGCGTCTTTTTCAGGCAGCTTGTCGCCCCAGTAGTCTACGTACCGTTGTACGGTCTCTTCCCAAGTCTCACGACGCTTCTTCTCTGGTACGTAACGAGCGTAGCGTGACTTGTGGATTAGTTCCTGATAAATATCCAATGATGTTGCTCCTTTGTTCGTCTGTGTATCTAGTCCAGTTAATGATTTGTTCTTTAGTTCTGCCGCAGCCTATGCACTTGTCGTTCATTAGTCCGCATTGTCTGATGCAGGGGGTTTTCACTAGCTGTCCTCTGAGTCCAGAAGTTTTTCTATAGCACCTAGCAGTTCAGCAAGTGTGTTATAGATCATTACCTTTGTCTCTGAGCAGTAGTACTCCAAAATGTAGCCGTTAGTTGCGTTACGGATAGTCAAGTCATCAATTCTCATTTCATTCTCCCATTAGTACGTATTGTTTTGCTACGTCGATGAGTAGATTTAACTCTGCGGCATTTAGATTAGTCAGAAACATCATCGTCTCATCGTTAGACCCTATGAATACTGCGGAGTCAAATTTATTTTCCAGTAGTAGTTGAGGAATATGTACAGTAGCTAACTCCTTTACCTGATCTACTGGATCTTTTTGCTTCTTAAAGTCTGGCGTTACAACTTTCATATACTTTCCTTGATTAGTCTCTCTAAGTACCACCGGGCTTTACGTAGGTCTTCTACAGGCTTGCCCTTGTACTCGTATCGCCACAAGTATTTAATGCAGTTTCCTTTTAGGTATCCTGCAAACTGCTCAGGCTCCATAGACTCCTTGATTGCGTCAATACACTCAATGCTGCCTGCGTTGTAGTGGTGTGGTTTGTTTACTATATCTTCTTGCATTACTTTATATTCTTCAATAATCTTAGACGCATCATCCCACTCCCTAGGTAGTGCTTTGTTAATAGACATCCTCTTCCTCCTCTAATATCTCATCCCAAAATTCTTCTAGTCTTACTATTAGCTTATCTTCAAACCTGTCTAGTAGCTCATCTGATGTTATCTGAAGAGCCTCTAGTAAATCATCAGGGTCATAAAACCTAAGGATTTTTTCTTTAGTCTCTTCAAGTGTTAACATACTCTATCAACTCCGGTAGTGTATTAATAGTATACCATTTTATCGTGTGCTTGTCACACCATTCTGACATGGTTAGTTTAGTAGTTTTACTTACTTTCTGCTCAGGTTTCATGAGTACAAACACAAGCTCTTCAGTCCAAGACAGGGATGCCGCTATTGCCTTGTACTTTTGGGTGTCCCCGGCCCTGAAGTACCCCTTACACTCGACGTAGGTGATTGACTCTCCGCTGTCGAACACAAAGTCTGGGGTGTACATCCTAGGGACTGTGTACGGGATTGACGAAGGCTCGTAGCTAAATCCACATGGTTGTAACTCTTGCGATACTTCATACTCAAACGTACTCCTAAACCCCGCTGGTGTTTTCTTTTTGCGACTCATGATACATCCTTAAGCAGTATCTCCATGACGTTAGGTTCTTTCTCAATGGTAACCAGATAGCGAGGACCTGAAGAGTAAGCGAAGGCGCGAACGGAAGGCCAACATAACTTTTTGTAGGTGCAGTAGGAGCATCCGACGGCGAGTTTCTGGTTCCCACTCTTTCCATCGTCGATAGGCTGATAGCATACGTCGGGTGGGTCGGGTAGCTCCACTAGCTTTTTTACGTGTTCAATGCGCTCCTCTATGTCGTAGCTGATCAGGTCGTATATCGGTGCCTGCGTATCTTCCGTGTCGTAAAGTAGGTACGTGAGATGGCCGTTTTGTTTGTCCATTGCGAGCCAGCCAAACTTTGTTGCTCCTTCTGCGTGAGCGTAGCCTTTAATCTGCCCAACGTAACCAAATGGGTCATCGTAAGCGAGCGTACCGTCTTTGAATTTCTTAAACCCAAAAGTCGAAACACTCTTAACATCAGTGACAATGCCATCAATTTTACAGTCCATAGAACCAGTAATGCCTCGGACGTTGACTTTCTTTTGCTCATCTGTTACCTCGTGTCCAGCAGCCTTAGTTAGAAACAACAGTAGTTCTTCGATCAGGTGACCGTACAAAAACTTAACATAAGTATGGCCTTGAATCTCTTCGCCTACGTCAGGGTTGTTAACAGCGTTCCAAAGATAGCGATCATCCCGACCAATATTAGACATACGAAGTGTTCTTCCGTCAGAAGCTTTTTCATTTCCGAACTCCTTGTGCATTAGTTTCTTTACGTTTTCCCCGAAGTCGTCAATGGCCTGATCTAGGTCAACACCTTCAGGGGGTTGTTTTGTAGATACAACAGAGTAAATGTCGTCTACTAGTGTGTATATCGATTTACTCATTGGTTTTCCTCTAAGTATTTTATGGCTCTAGTCAGCATAGCCGTATCGTCATCAAACCCTCCTAAAGACCTGTTGCATTTATGACACAACCAGCCTCTAAAAGCCTCTGTCTCGTGGCAATGGTCTAACACCCAAGACCCGTTATTTGTGTTTCCTCGCCCTTTAACAGCTTGTTCGTCCCCCTCACAGATGGGACAGATGTATCCTTTAGGCGGCATACCATATTTAAGCCTTAAGTTTTCTCTTACTTTGCTCAGTTCATTATTACATTTCTTACATTCTGGTCTTAGGTAATTTCCTCCCGAGGTTCTTGAGAACCTTTCTATAGGCAACAGCTGCTTACACTTACTACATTCCTTATGATCACCGCCTAAATCATAATGATCATCCTCTATCATTAATGTAAGCTGTTCCATCAGTGCGTCTCACTCCAGTTGTCTCCGATTTTGTACTCTCCGTCGAGGGGACAGCGGAGTCCGAAGGCTTCCCCTGCCTGCTTAAGGCAAGACACCGCAAGCTCCCCGAAAGCTTCTGCCTGTTGCTCATCAACCTCTGCCTGTACTTCGTCATGCACGTTACCTACAAACTTAAAGTTAAAGTCCTGACCCTTGGCTTGCTCGTCTAGCAACACTAAGGCCTTTTTCATTACGATGGCTCCTGCAGCCTGTAATAGTGTGTTTAGTGCACTATGTTCTGACCTAACCCAGAGCTTTCTTCCGTCGAGTCCAATAAGGTAACCTTTTCCAACTGCTCGCCCAACTCGTTCTCGTAGACTTGCAAGAGCTGGTGTATTGCTGAGAAAACGTTGCTTAAGCGCATTGCCGTCTCTAGCACTTCCCCCGACGACGCTTCCAATCTTGGCATCTCCTGCCCCGTAGAGGAAAGCATAGATGAAAGTTTTAGCTTGAGACCGTTCCTTAAGTCCTGCAGCGATTTGATTTGCGGTGTGAATGTCTCCTGTAAGGATTTCATTTGTATAGTCCTCGTCGTCCATATAGTGAGCCAGCATACGCAACTCCAGACCTGAAGCATCGAAGCCAACCAGTTTCTTACCCTTTGGTACAATCCAGCACATCCT